CCTGCATTAACTAGCCTCCATCCAAATACTTTATATTACAAGAATCGTTCAGGTGCTTGGGTTTTAGTAGGCAGCAATCAATGGCAAGCTTCATGGCCAACTGTAGCTGGTACTAAAGCAGCCTCTACGCTCACTGCTAACAACGTTATTGAAATTAACGGTGAATCAATTTTAGTACCAGTTGGTCCAAACAACACATTGGCTAAACTTGTAGATGCAATTAATGCTAATCCAATATTAGGTGGCAGCGGTGTAACTGCTTCGGTAGTTAATAACAAACTAGAAATTTACCACAACGGCGAAAGCGGTGATGTTGGTGACGATTCTAACCTAGTTGAAATTGGTGCTGCTAGTACAGCAGGCCTATTAACAACATTGGGAATTGCTGGCGGTGATTATTATAACCCACGTTTGACAATCAGCAAGCATACACAAGTTCCTACATTTAAACGAAAAGATACATATCCACGTCCTACAGGTTCTGTGTGGTTAAAGACTACAGAAAGCAATCTAGGTGCTCGTTGGAGATTTAAACGCTGGAACGGCCAAACACTATTGTGGGACAGCATCACTACACCATTATATTCCAACGGTCATGAAGCTATTGCTAGTTTAGATAAAACAGGCGGTGGCGCAAACATTGCTCTTGGAACAGTATATGTACAATACAATTATCAAGAACACGACGATACAGCTGACTCTACACCACGTGTAGCAGAGTTTAAAGCATGGCGCAGAGCTGCTATCGGAGCAACTGTGGTTAGAAGTGCAAAGATTATAACAGGTATGTTTACCAGCGGCGAAGATTATGTGTTTAATATGGCAGAATCATTAGTAGGTGATGCTGTTATTGATGCTGACAAAGTTAATCAATTTACAGCAGCCGGCGACTCTTCTGATGCAGAAACTATCGCAACTGTGATCAATGCTAACGGTTATGTAAACATTACTGCAGAAGTTGATAGTCAAAACCGTTTAGTAATTAAACATAATAAAGGCGGCGAGATTAGATTTACCAATGGACTGAACACTCCATTAAATCCATTAGGTTTTTCAACTGCATATCAATATGAGCCTAGCGAAGCTAACTTTGGCGAAGGCACAGAGTGGATTCAAACAGCACCAGTAGGCCAAACAGCATCAGGCTATGTGGCCAGCAACTGGGTACCATTAGTGTATATCAGTTCAGCAGATAATCCAGGTAGTCTTGCAGAAGACGGTACTTTATGGTACAGCTCTGTAGTTGACGAAGTTGATATCATGATTCACGATGGCGACAAGTGGGTGGGCTATAAGAGTCCAACAAGCCCATACTTTGCAGAAGGTACTGATCCAGCAGGCCCAATGGTAGCTGCTACAGCACCAGAAAAACAAAGCGATGGTTCAGCACTTGAAACCGGCGACCTATGGATCGACACCAGCGACATTGAAAACTATCCAACAATTTACAAATACGATTCAGACTTGCTAAACAAGCCAGTTAAAGATCGTTGGGTATTAGTAGATAAGACTGACCAGTCAACAGACGAAGGTATCTTATTTGCAGATGCTAGACAAGGAACAGATGGCGGCACTGCTGATAATGCACCTACCGGAACTATTGAAGAATTACTCACAAGTAATTTCGTAGACTTTGACTGCCCAGATCCAGCATTATATCCAAAAGGTATGTTGTTATGGAATCTACGTAGAAGTGGATTCAACGTTAAGAAATTTAAACAAAGTTACATTGACACTACAGCAGACAACACAAGATTTAATGCACCTGTTGGCGAGTCAATGCAGGCTTACTACACACATCGTTGGGTAACAGAGAGTGCTAATAACCCAGACGGAAGTGGAAGCTTCGGACGTCAAGCACAGCGCAAGGTAGTTGTACAAGCTCTGCAAGCGTTGGTGAACAGTAATCAACAAATTCGTGACGAAGAAAGTCGTGTGTTTAACTTGATGGCTTGCCCAGGATATCCAGAGTTAATAGGTGAGTTAATTAGCTTAAACTATGATCGTGGACTAACAGCATTTGTAGTTGGTGATACACCAGCACGTTTAACACCAGATGCTACTAGCTTGAATAGATGGGGTACTAACCAACGTCTAGCTCTAGAAGACAACGATCTAGGCGCAGTAAGTTACGACGAATACATGGCTATGTTCTATCCATGGGGCTTTACCAGCGATAACTTTGGTAACAACGTAGTTGTTCCACCAAGCCATATGATGTTAAGAACTATTGCTCTTAACGATCAAGTAGCTTATCCATGGTTTGCACCAGCCGGACTACGTCGTGGCGGTATTACAAATGCTACAGCAGTTGGGTATGTAGATGCAGAAGGTGAATTTAGATCAGTTGCACTAAACAACGGTCAACGCGATACACTTTATGAATCAAAGATTAATCCAATTACATTCTTTACAGGCAGCGGTCTAGTAAACTACGGTCAGCGCACTAGAGCAAAAGCAGCCAGCGCACTTGATCGTATTAACGTAGCTCGTTTAGTGATTTACCTACGTAGACAACTAAATGCACTAGCTAAACCATACGTGTTTGAACCAAACGATAAGATCACTAGAGATGAGATCAAAGGTGCTGTCGATTCATTGATGTTAGAACTAGTTGGACAACGTGCTCTTTACGACTACCTAGTAGTTTGTGATGAAAGCAATAATACTCCTGCTAGAATTGATAGAAATGAACTTTGGGTTGATGTAGCTGTTGAGCCAGTTAAAGCAGTTGAATTTATCTACATTCCATTGCGTTTGAAGAACACTGGCGAAATCGCAGGTCTATAATAAGAGGATATTAATATGTCAATTTCAACATTAACCAAATTCACAGTACCATTAGACGGTGCTCAGTCACAGGGTTTGCTAATGCCAAAACTCAAGTATCGCTTCCGCGTTACTTTGTTAGGTTTTGGTCTAGCATCATCAACAGCAGAGTTAACTAAACAAGTTGCTGACGTAACAAGACCCACTATAGCATTTGATCCAATTACTGTTGATGTATATAACAGCCGTGTTTATCTAGCAGGTAAACACACATGGTCGCCAATTACTCTTAACGTTCGTGACGATGTAACTGGTGCTACACAGAAAATTGTTGGTGAGCAATTACAGAAACAATTTGACTTCTATGAGCAAGCTTCAGCTGCTTCTGGTATTGATTATAAGTTTTCAACTAAAATTGAAATTCTTGATGGCGGTAACGGAAATCAAACAGTTGGCATTCTAGAAACATGGGAACTTTATGGTTGCTATCTAGAAAACGTTAACTACCAGAATTTATCATACAGCGAAAATGCTCCTGTAACAATACAGATGAGTATTAAGTATGACAACGCAATCCAGAAACCAGATAATTCACCATTAGCTGGCGTTGGAACAAGCTACGGTCGTTCAGTAAGTACAAACGCCACAGGCGGTTAATAAAAAGCCCACGCAAGTGGGCTTTTTTGTGACTGAGTATTAACTACGTAGTTAATATCGAACGATAAATATTATTATGCCAACACCAGTTCAATATGGAATAAGACAACCCGGAGAACCAGTTCTTCGTGATTTTCAACACGCTTCTCGTCTGTATCGAGAAAGTGATCTACGTCTTGCTCCTAAAACAAAATTCCTCTACCATGTAGTTTTCAATATTAATTCTAGTGCTCTTAAGAATTTAGGATTTAAATATCGACATCAGAACGAAATTAACATGCTGGTTAAATCAGCTGAATTACCTAAATTTACAGTACAGTCTGAAACATTAAATCAATACAACAGAAAAAAAGTTGTACAGAACAAAATTGATTATCAACCTGTAACTTTAAGATTCCATGATGACAACTATGGTGTTGTAGGACAGCTATGGTACAATTATTTTAATTACTACTACGGTGATACTAGCGCAGCAGATAATATTGGCGCCTATAATAGGACTGCTATGAAAGCTAAACCGTTTATTAAAGCTAGTTATGGTTTAGATAATAACAGTACTGTGCCGTTTTTTACAAGTATAGTAATTTATCAACTTGCTAAAAAAGCATGGTATGCGTATAAATTAATTAATCCTATAGTAACACAGTGGAATCACGATACATTAGACTCAAGTAGCAGTCAACCTGCTGAACAGTCTATGACGCTGGCCTATGAATCTGTGGCCTATGAAACTGGTAGAGTAAGAAACGGAATACCCAATGGATTTAGTCAAGAGCACTACGATCAAACACCAAGCCCATATGCTGCCGATCCGCAGGCAAGACGTGCCGCATCAGACCCTGTGGCATTAGGTGGAGGTACTAGTATCTTTGGTAATGCCAGCAGTATATTAGGCGGAATAAGTTCTGTACTTGGTGCAATGGGCGATCCTAATACATTTAAAAATCCAGCAGCTCTAATAGGCACAGCTATTACCGCAGTGAACACATATCAAAATGCAAAAAATCTCACTAAAGAAGGCGCACTTAATCAAGTTACAGGTGCTGTGCTAACAGGCATAAATGCTACTGCCCGAGTTGGATTAAGCGGTCAACCAAATGTAAGTTTTCCAGTACCAGGAGCTTCGCAATCGACTCCTGCAAAAGCAATAAGTATTTTTGGTCCACAAGGCGGTTAACATGTCAGAAGTCACTAGTAATATTCCCACCGAAGCTACTGAAGATAGTAGCACAGGCGTCAAAACATTTTTTGACAAATATTTTATTAATCAAATAAGCTTTCCTGCTAGTCAAGTAGATGCTGTTGTGGGCTTTTTCTTAAAACGAGGATTCGGAGAAGAAGCCGCTAGAAGTACAGGAATTGTCTTGATGAATCAGGCTAAAGTTGATAACGTAAATGTTTTTAAACTACTAGACAGCCTTAAAGGTTTAAATGACGTACAACTCAGTACTATTGTAAGTCAAGTCCTTAATGCCTATCGAGAAAAGACCAGCATCCTAGGATTTAAATTCACCACAGACAATGATGCTCTAGAAAGCAGAAACATCAAGCCATGAGTAGATTTGCATCTGGAAAATATCAACCTTTAAATCCAGAAAAATATGTAGGCAAAAAAAGTCCTACATACCGCAGTAGTTGGGAATTGGCATTTATGCGTTTCTGCGATTCTCACGGTAGCGTTCAAAAATGGGCCAGCGAATCGATAGCAATACCTTATCGTTGTCCAATTACTGGTCGACAAACAGTATATGTTCCAGACTTCTTTATACAGTATCTTGATAAAAACAGTCAAATACACACTGAACTAGTAGAAGTTAAACCACAAAATCAAACGTTAAGAGAAAAAGTAGGTAAAAGCAGAAACAATCAAATTGAGTATGCAAGGAATGTTGCCAAATGGCGAGCCGCACAGGCTTGGTGCAAAGCACAGGGCATAAAGTTTAGAGTAGTCAACGAAAATGAAATTTTCCATAACGGTGGAAAAAGATAAGTATTTGTATGACTAAAAAACTAGAAGAATTGCTCAATTTGCCCGAAAACAAGAAAATGGTTAAGGATGCGGAAAAAGTTGCTGAAAGAAACGCAGTAGCTGAACAGGCACAGCCTTTGTTACGGGACCTATCAGAATTCGATAAAATATCAGCAGCCCTTCCGCAGGTCAAAGGACTTGGAGATATTGCTGACGGAGAACTTGATGCTCTAGCACAGCGGGCCACAGATGCCTATGATGACCTTATGGATCTAGGTATGAATGTAGAAGCTAGATACAGCGGCCGCATATTTGAAGTTGCGGGAACTATGCTTAAAAATGCAATTGATGCAAAGTCAGCAAAATTAGATAAAAAACTTAAGATGATCGAACTTCAACTTAAGAAACAACAGTTAGATCAAAAAGCCGGCGATGAAACTCTTACTGTACATGGTGAGGGTGTGATTATTAGTGATC